AACCAGTATAGAAGTACTACAACAAAGAATGTTAGAAGAGGTAAAGACTAAAAAAGATATAGGTGTTTACACTAACAACGAGATAAGATTAATGGTAGGTGAAGGTGAACTAGGCAAAGAAAATAGTTTGCTTTATCAACAAAGTAATTTAGTTCCAGTTGGTACTGATATTAAACAAAACAATCCAGAAGTAAAAAGATTTGTAAATGTTTTAATTAAATCAGGTATGGACGAGAATAAAGCCATGGAAAAGGCAAAAGAAATCTATGATATTCAGTGAGTCAATACAGGAAGAATACGAAAAAGTATTTGTTGAGCTAAAAGATAAAATTCTAATTGAAATTAGTCTTGAAAATAAATTAGATAGGCTATTTGATTCAATAACAGATGCTTATTCTTTAGTCTTATCTAGTAAAGAGCTTAAAAAAAAAATCATTGATATAGACGCATTATTTGGAACACAATTAGAAAGCATACTAGAAGCCAGTTATAAACAATCTATAGATACAGGTATTGATTACTTTAGAAATGATAAAATAATAAACAGCGTAGTGTCAAAACAAGAGATTAACTTTAGAGCTAATGAAGTTAAGCAACAAATGAAAGTATATGCAGAGCAAAGGAAAATAACACAATCAGCAACTATTTTACAAACAACTAAAGACGATTTTATAAGAAGCCAAGTAAAGATTGAAAAGCTAATACGTGATAACGGATTGAAGTTAACAAAAGCCGAAAAGAATAGTTTAATAATGGACAACTTTAATCAAAGACTTAACAACAGATCAAGCACTATTGCGGTAACAGAAACACAAAACGTTTTACAAAAAACAAAACAGTTATCAGCTAACAGCGTTATAAAAGATTTTGAAAGACAAGGAAAAACAACACGAAAAAGATGGACCTCTGTACTTGATGGAAGTACAAGACCAGCTCATGCATCGGCTCATGGACAATTACAACCTGTTGATGGTTTATTCTTAGTAGATGGAGAACAGTTAGAATTTCCAGGCGATACAGCTCACGGGGCAAGTGTTAAAAACGTAGTTAACTGTCGTTGTAGTTACTTTATGACAGTGCTAAGTTAAAGTTATGATATTATTATTATGGAGGATTTATTTTTTATGGCATATGAAAAAATATGTAAATATTGTGGAAAAAGTTTTCTAGCAAAAGAAAAAAGATTTAAATTTTGTAATTCTAAATGTTGGAAAAGTTATTTAAAAGAAAAAAGTATAAATAAATGCAAAAGATGTGGAAAAGAATTTAAAAGATATTATGTTTTACAAAAATATTGTTCTCATCTTTGTTATACAGAAAGCAATAAAGGCGAAAACAATAAGACATTTAAAACAGGTATAAGTGATTATGGTGGTTATTTAGTTTATAATAAAAATAAAAAATATGTACACAAAGTATTATTTGAAGAGAATAGTTCACAAATTAAATGTGCTATTTGTAAAGTAAACGATATAGAAGATGTTCATCATTTAGATAATAATAAAAAAAACAATAATCTATATAATCTAATTGGTTTATGTAAATCATGTCATGGACGAATACATGGTAAAAAAATTAAAATAACTTTAGAAATAGATATTTAATTTAATGGAGGCTTAATAATGAAACATAAAGTTGTATCATTTGATATTGTAGATACAAAACAAGTTACTGAAAATGATAATAAATATTTTATAATAAAGGGGTTTGGATCAACTTTTGGAAATGTAGATCGACAAAAAGAGGTAATGGTTAAAGGTTGTTTTGAAGAAAGTCTAAAAGAATTAACTCCAATTTTTTTGTGGCAGCACAAAATGTCAGAGCCTATAGGTGTTTTTATAACAATATATGAAAACGAAAAAGGTCTATATTTAGAAGCTAAAATGCCTTTAGGAGACGATTTTGTAAAAGGTCGTGTTAAACCACAAGTTGAAGTTGGATCTGTAAGAACAATGTCCATAGGTTTTTCAATAATAATGGATGAATACGATAGGGAAACAAATATAACTTATATTAAAAAAGTAAAACTATATGAAGTGAGTCTTGTAACAATTCCAGCAAATGCGGAGGCAGTTATCAGCGACTATAAAGACTTCGACAAAGAGTTAGAAGAATCAAAAAATATACGAGACTTAGAACGGTACTTAAAAAATATTGGAATAAGTAATAAAAAATCTGCTATAATAATTAGTAAGATAAAAACATTTGTTCGGGATGAACAAATAAATCAATGCGATATTGATAGTGAATTGAATAAATTTTTACAAGGCGTAAAACAATTAAAAATGGAGGTTTAAAATGCCAGAAATAACAAAAGAAGATCTTGATAAATCGAATAAAATTTTAGCGGACTTACAGGCTGAAATTAAAAAATCAAATTCTGATAAAGATACATATGATGAAAAATTCAAGTCTTTAGAAGCAGAAACTAAACTTAAAATTAAAAAGATTGAAGCAGATCTAAAAGCAAAAGATGCTGAATTTCAAAAAGCTTTATTAAAAGAAGATAAAGCAGCAAATGAAATTAAAACAAAAGAACAAGCAATTGAAGATTTTAACGATATGCTTAAATCAACAGAACATGTAAAAAAACAAGACGAGCTTATGACAAGAATCAAGGAACTAGAACTTGATCTTATTAAAACTTCAAAAGGTGTTACAGATAAAAAAATGTATCTCACAGGAGATCATTACAAAGCATTAGAACTTTACGTAAAAGAAGGCGACTCAGCTTTTACACCTGAACAGATAAAAACATTACGAACTGATGTAGGTTCACAGGGTGGCTATTTAGTACCCGTTGAGCTTTACACTCAGATCTTAGAAGAAGTTGAAGAGCTTGATCCAATTAGACCATTGGCAAGAGTATTTTCAAGTAAGGTAAAAACATTAGAAGTTCCTATCAGAACAAGTTTACCTACTGCAACATTTGAAGGCGAACTAGAAACAGTTCCTAATTCTCAATCTGGTTATAGACTAGAACAAATGACAGCTTATAGACAACACATAAATACTCCTATCACTTGGGATCAAATTAATTTTGCAAATTATGATATGATTCAACAAATGAGTAAAGACGCAGCAATGGCATTCGCTATTGGTGAAGGTCAAGGCTTCTTAAGTGGAAACGGTGTTAAAAATCCAGAAGGTATTTTAACAAATGCCGATGTTTTAGCTAGTAATGTAATTGAAACAGCAACAAGTGAAACACTTTCATTAACTGATGTTGTAGCATTACCAGGAAATTTGAAAAATGGTTATTTACCACAAGCAAGATTTTTCATGAACCAGAAAACACTTTATGATCTAAGAGCAGAACAAGACGAAAATGGTAATTTCTTATGGAGAATAGGCGGCGAAGGTATGCCAAACAATATCGCTGGAATCCCTTTTGTTATCCTTCCTTCTATGCCTAATGTTGCAGCTTCAGCATATGCATTAGGAATTGGAAACTTTTTCTATGGTTATTATATACTTGACGCTGTTGGTCTTATGATGATTAGGGATGATTATACAAGAAAAACAAGCGCAGTAGTAGAAATGACATGGATTAGATATCTTACTGGTCAAGTAGGTATTGCAGAAGCATTTAAACTATTACAAGTTCAAGAATAAGAGGGAGGAAATAATATGTACGATTTAAGAAGTAGATCAGATATTGAAAGCTGTCTTGATGTCCAAGCTATAGCAGCTTCAGGATCTGTAACTGGAGAAACAATTGATACTCAAGATCATGAATCTTTGGATTTATGTTTCAATCTTGAAGTTACAACAGGCGCACCTGTGACGGTTACACTTTATGAAGGCGACGCAGCTTTAATGACTGATGAGGAAGCTGTAGACTCAACTAATGTTATAGGTACAGCGACACTATCAGCAAGTGCAACAGGAACACAAGTAATTCATCTAGGTTATGTTGGTTACAAACGATATGTAAGGGCTAAGTTTGGAACTACAGGCGCTCCAACAATGGACGTTGCAGGAATAGCATTCAAGAGTAAAGCAAAACATTGTCCAACAGTTTAAAAACTTGTTAGACTAAAATTATAAAGAGGCGGTAGGAATTAATTTTCCTATCGCTTTTTTAATATGATATAATTCTTTTGAGGTATTTAAGATGTCATTACTTACTAATGTTTACTATCAAAGTGATAAAGTTTCAGCTGATGTAATTTCATTAGCAGACATGAAACTTTATTTAAAGGTTGAAGATACAACCGATGATGATTTAATAACTGCAATTATAAACGCAGCTGTAACAATAGCCGAAAAAATAATGAACAGAGATTTATTAACAACAACTTATATAAATTATAGAAACAGTATAATTGGAGATTTAACACTTAGAAAAGGCAAGTTTCAAAGCTTAATAAGTATTGAGTATCTAAAAGATTCAGTAGATAAGACATTAGATTCAGATAATTATATAGTACAAAATTTTGGAATATACGGAAAAATATATAGAATATTAATTCCAGAAAGTTATGACGATCATCCAGAAGCCATAAAAATAACATTTAAAACAGGTTATGGTGATACAGCAAGTTCTATACCTGCAGATATAATTAACGCAATTAAGGTGCATGTTGCTTTTATGTATGAAAATAGAGGTGATTGCGATATAGATTATTCAAATCAAACATATATTTTAGAAACATTACCAGCTACTAGCAAATTAATTTATTCATTCAATAAAATAGTAGATGCAAATGGATATATTTGATTATGAGTTGTAGAAAAATATTATCATCTAAAAAACCTAAAGCATGTATAGGTGGTTTATCAAAACGTATAACTATAAGCACAAGAGAAGTTGTTTTTAGACACGATGAAACACAATATAGTTTTACAGTTGTATGGACAAGGTGGGCTGATGTTACTACAAAAAGCGGATTGCAAAAATTTAATGGTATTAATATAAATAAAGTACCAAGTCATATATGGATAATGAGAACTATATCAACTCTTACAAGCGAACACTGGATTAATTATAATAATAATAACTACAGAATACTAAGTGTAGAATCAGTAAACGAAGGTGATTACCAAAAAGTTTATTGTCGTTTAACTGGCGAAGATGATCTTGATGGAAGTGAGTCTTGATTAAATCAGATCCAAAAAATAAAAGAGTAATGATAAAATTAGAAAGACTTGATAATGAAATATTTTATGAAGTTGAAAAAGCATATTTTGAAATAGGTAGATTATTAAAAACAGAATTACAAAAAGGTCTAAGGCGTGGAAAAAGAAGCGGTAAAGTGTTTAGAATAAAGAGTAGAAATTTTCGATCTTCTGCAGCTGGTGAATTCCCTCAAAGACGTACGGGAAATTTAAGGAAATCGGTTAACTTTAAAGTATTTAGTTATAAAAAAATGTGGTTTGGTATTAAAGATACCGCTCCATATGCTGTATATTTAGAGAATAGAAACAGATTGCTAGTTGATTATATAGTTAATAAAACAGAATCAAAACAACACAACATTTTAAGAACAAGATTAAATCAAGCTGTAAAGAGGGCGTAAAATTGGCAAAATTAGAAGATGTAATAAGTCAAATAAGTAGTCAAATTACAAAGTATACAGATAGTTTTAACGACTTTGCAAATGTCGATAGTGTTAGTATCTCCGGAACAACTATAACGGTAGAAGTAGATACAGAAATAGAAAAAGATACTGTTGTTAATATTCGTGAGGTATACGTTAAAAATAATGCAGTTAGTGCAAGCGCAGGAGATACATCAGGAACTTATATTGTTGAACTAGAACAAGAGCATGATATAACTTACAGCGAGATAGAAAGCGAAGTTGGAGTTGTTAAAGAAGTTACTTTTGAAGGTGACTTTGAAGGCGATTATGTTTTAACAGAAGTTCCAGAACTAAATCAAATAACAATCGAAAGCAGTAGCGCACCAACAGGAAGTTATTACATTTTAGAAGCTTATAATTTAAGTGGACGTAAAAATGTAGTATGGACAAGTGATACATCATTTACTTATGAGTCTGATTACACATTAGAGCCTGTGAGTGCAAGCGGAACTGTACAAAGTAATATTAGAATAACTGGCGTTAGTAGTGACCAAGATATTGTTGATCTACTTGAAAACAAATCAATTAAATTAACTAAGAATACAATGTTTGTAACAATAGGAGATACAAAAGCAAGTAAAAGCAGATTTACATATAGTGATAGTTTTAATAGAAAAGGTTATGGAGAAGATCTACATATTGAAGTTACTCAAGACTTTAGTGTTTATATGGTCCTTCCAACACATACTAAAACAACACCAAGAGACGCAATAAATGAATTATTTACATTAAGGCCTTATCTAGTAAAGAGCTTGCAAGGAGCTTTATTTGATAGTGGTTTTTTTAGTTCAAATAAATTTCTATGTGTTTATTTAAGCGATTCAGGAGAATCATATAATAAAGCTTATTATGTTCATAGATTTGACTTTGAAACTGTCTTTAATATTGAAAGCGATGATTGTTTAGATATAGGAGAAACAAGAGCATTTAAAAGTTTTGTTGCTGGTTTTAAATTGTCTTATGATGATTACGAAGATGAAAAAAAATCAATTCAAGATAACTTGTTGTGATATAATTTAGTTAATTAATAAACATGGAGGAATAATTATGAGTCGTATTAAGCAACCTTATGTAAGTATAACAAAACAATCTGCAGGACTACCTGTTGGATTAGATTCACAAAAAATATTAATAATTGGTCAAAAAGCATCATCAGGAACAGCAATTGAAAAAACATTATATACAAGTCTTGAAGAGTCTCAAATATTAGATCTTTTTGGTAAAAACTCTTCACTAAGTACCACATTAAGGGCTATGTTTGATGAACTAGAACAAGCACCAAGTCCATATTTACCAAGGATTGACGTTATAGCTTTAGAAGATGCTGGCGGAGCAACAAAAGCAAGCGCAACTATAACACTTGCAGCTTCTGGAGGTGACGACACAGCAAACAAAACTGGAACTGTTACCTTGAATCTTTGTGGTGAAGAAATTGATATTGATATTACAACTGGTGATGATTTATCAACAAGTATAGCTCCTGCGATAGTGGCATCAATCAATTTATTAGATTTACCTTTGACAGCTAGTGATGATGGCGCTGGTGTTGTAACAATAGAGTTTGTAAATGGTGGAACATTAAATAATAAAGCAACAATAAAACTAGATGGATTAACTAAAGTTAGTACTGATTATTTCTTTAGCAATATTCAATTTACATTAAGTCCAGTAAGTAGCAACACAGGTGCAACAGATCCAACATTAACAGATTTACTAGATGTAGTAGATAAGATTAGATACCAATCAATGTCTTATCCTGTAGAATATGGAACTGACTTAGCAACTGATTTCTTAGATACAAGATTTAATGTTGCAAATGCTATAAAAGATGGTGTTGCAATTCTTAAAAATACAGACAGCTATGCTGATTTAGCGATTGTTTTAGATGCTTTAAACTCTCAATCATTAGTTTATTACTGTAATAAAGAAACAGCGGTTGATTTATTTGATGGTGGTGAAGATCTAGAACTTGATTATGTTGCAGCTGCAAGAGTAGCAACAATCAGAGCTTTGAGATTAACAGAAAATGCAAACATTGTTAATATAACTCCTGCCAATGTTGCAGGAACAAATGACGCATTAGGCGGAAAACATATTGCAAGTCTACCTTATTTCAATACTCCTGTAAGTGGTTCACCAATTCAACCAGAGGGCAAAGGATGGACAGACGCACAGGTTGAATTATTACTTGGAAAAGGTGGTTGTATA